TCAACCATTCCTCGTGACATTTCACGGCCATCCATAACAGTTATAATCTCACCCCTAAAAATAATAGGCTGTGAGTTATTTTGATATGAAGAAGTTCCTGCAGCAGTTACTCCTGCTTGGACTGTTTTGAGCTGCATTCCAACGCTCATGTCTGTGCTTAATCCTTTTACTGCATCAGTAACCAAACGTTTTGAATTCTTGATCCCTTCAGCAAGTCCTCCCATGAAGTCCGGCATCCAGCTTTCATAGTCAGTCAAAGGTCCTTCATCCGGAACTGTAAAGTGCAGGAATGAACGAATATTTTGAGCTACACCTTCAACCGCATCTCTTATGGCTCCAACAGCTCCCTTAATTCCGTCAACAATTCCTTCAATGATATGTCTTCCCCATGTAACTGCCTGGCTTGGAAGATTGGTTATCCAGGTTATGGCTTCGTTTATTCCATTTACTACAGCAGACTTAATCCCTCCAATTACACTTATAACCCCGCTTTTCATAGAATTAAACATATTAACCCCGGCGGTATATAGTGTACCAGGCAAGGATTGAATCCATCTCACCAGGTTATTAAATATGTTTATTGCTCCATCTTTTACACTTGTAACTATTGAGATTACAGAAGACTTAAGATTGTTCCAGGCTGTTGTCGCAGTATTTACAATGCTGTTCCACAAATTAACCATGAAATCTTTTATAGCATTCCAAATTGACATGGCTGTATTTTGAATGCTAGTCCAAACCAACTTTATTTCCAATTCAAGTGCTATTATTATTTGTTTAATAGCGGCTTTTAAATTTATCCAAGCAAGTTTTATATTGAGTTCTATGTTTGACATTATTTTTGATAGATCTTCTTTTAGTTTTGTGAAGTTACCAGTCAATAAATCTATTATTATTAAAACGGCTCCAAGCACAACATTTTTTATTGCTTCCCCAATATATCTAAATGCATTCTGTATATTTGTTAATGCCATCCTCAATATAGTGAATGTCGTTCCGAATCTGTTTATTAAATATTGGCTTATAGCTTCAACTACAGATGTAAAGACATTTTTTATACCATTCCATATATTTAAAATGAATGTCTTTATGGAGTTCCACATGTTTTCAGTGGCATTCTTTATTCCTGTCCAAAGATTGCTGAACCAGGCCGGAATCCCCTGAAAAAATGTAACCAATGCGTTCCATTCTCCTGGAATAAAAAAAAAAAAAAAAGTTATTAATGCATTAAGTGCAACACTGGCAGCTGTCTTTATATTGTTCCATAATCCTATCCAGAAGTTTCTGAACCCTTCACAATGGGTCCACAAATAGGCAAATCCTGCAACCAAAGCTGTGACTGCCAATATAGTAAGCCCAATCGGTCCTGTTATAAATGTTATTGCTCCGGCCAAAGCAGTTGCTGCAGGAGTTGCAACTGTTAATGTACCAGTTAACAATCCTACTGCTCCACTGATAGTTCCAATTACTCCTGCAATTGCTCCCCCAATGGTAGCTATTCCGCTTATGAGTCCGGCAATTGGTCCTATGGCTGCTATAACTGCTAATACTGTAAGAATTATCTTCTTTGTATTATCATCAAGTCCGGTAAAACTTTTAGCTAGATTTGCTACATACTGAGCTGCCATTGCAATTATCGGAGTAAGCATAACGCCTATACTTGTTGCCGCTTCTTTTATGCTTTCTGATGCAACTCTTGTGCTGTTCGCTGCTCCATCTGAAGTCCTTGCAAAATCGCCCTGGGCATTCTTTGTTTTATCCATTACATAAGCATATCTTAATTGAACTTTTTCAGATTGAGATAAGGTATCCAACGATACCTTGGCTGTTTCATTCGCTTTAGCATCTACTTGTTCTAAATTTAATTTTGCTTCCCTTGCTTGTAATGAATTGTCCCCATATTTTTTTACAGCTTCATTTACTGCTTTTTGGGCCTTTTCATGCTCAATTTGAGCTTTTTGCACTTCCAATGCATCCTTTTTATTTTGTATCATTCCCTTACTGAGCGCATACTCTTGAAGAGTTGCATCTGTCATTACAACCCCAAGGGATTTAAGACTTTCACCTTCTCCAGTAAAAATACCCTTAAGAGCTTCCTGCGCCTGGTCAATGCCAATATTTTTAAATGATGCCAGATCTCCGGCCAATCCTCCAAGGCTCATGGACATATCTGCAGCCTGTTGAGTAGTTAATCCCATTGCGGTTCCCATATCTCCAAACAATGCCGCCATATCAAGCGCAGATCCTGAAGCTATACCGAATTTATCAAGAGTTGTTTTGCTCCACGCTTCAACCTGTGCAGCGTTTTCCTTAAATGCTACTTCAACCTTATTTGTGCTTTCAACGAAATCAGAACCCATCTCTCCTGCAGCTAAACCTGCTGCCAATATTCCAGCTGTAACTGGAGCCATGGTAGTAGCAACTTTCCCTGATGTGCTTGCAACTTTACCAAACCCGTCAGATATCTTGCTTAATGTAGCATTGCTTTTTTCTGCCTGTCCTGCAAGATTTTTTAGTTCTTGCTCTGTTTTAATTACTTCACGTTGTAATGCTCTATACTGTTCTTCAGATATTTTACCTTGAGCAAATTGTTGTTGAGCCTGTTTTTCAGCTTCCTTAAGAGTATCCAATTTACCTTTAGTATTTGTTACACTTTCAGCTAACAGTTTTTGTTTTTGTGTGAGTAAAGTTGTATTCCCCGGATCAAATTTAAGCTGCTTATTAACTTCCTTTAGTTCACTCTGTAAATCCCTACTTGTTTTATTTACACCTTTCAGTGCTTCATTTAGCGGAGCCGTATTGCCTCCAATCTCTACGGTAATTCCTTTGATATTGTTGGCCATCATATACCTCCTTTCAATGAAAATAAAAAACGTACTTAACTTAGTACGTTTATGTTTTCCTCATTTTTTCTCTCAGTGATTTTCTATCCGGCTTTGTCTGTTCCATTACCCAACACTTCTCAAGATATTCTCTGCCTTCTTCGGTTTTCATGTGATTGTATATGACTGCATCCCTTAAATACAGCCAGAACTCAGTAACATCCAACCCTTCCAGCTTTTCAAAGTTATACCCTGTATATTCAAATACAATTTTTTCTTCAATTGTATTCACTTCATAATGCCCCTTATCATCCTCATCTCCAGGATAGTAAGGGATTTTTAGTTTGGGGACTTCTTGGTATTTGCAAGCCACTCAAAATATTTTGTTAAAATCTCATTTAGCTCATCAAAATTAAGATTATCGATAATATCCAATGGAACCTCAAATCCTGTCTTATTTTTACTTAAAATCAACCTTGCTGCTTCAGCAAGATCATCCATTGCATCTTCTTCTCTTACCTTTGATAATGCTGTTATTTTTTTTAGCACTTTAATTTTGGGCGGCTCAACTTCAAGAGCCACCTCGTCTAATTTTATTGAAAAATATCTTTTATTTATTGTATTAATATCGAACATCTGACCACCTCATTATGCCTTTGATGTAACTGTAGCTTTTCCTGCTTTGATAGCATTATAGGAAGCATCTACTTCAACAATCAGTATTTCATTACCTGTTGTTGCTGTAATATCAGCAGTTCCATTCCATGCTGTATATCCTGCTGCCACATTGCAAACATCATATAATTCTGGAATTGTAACTGATGCAGCTGTCTTATACATGTAGCTGTTTCCTTCAGTTAGTGCCGGGGTTACTGTTATTGCAGTCTTTCCAGTTGTAGCTCCTGCAGCTGATGTTACAGTAAGAGCTTCTATAGTGCCTGGAATATCCTCTTCAAATATTATCTTTGTTCCTTCTCCATCAAGCGGTGCTGCCTTGAATTCAGCATCAACTACAGTTTCCTTGTCCTTTGTGAATTTTAAGCCAAATCCGGCTTGATTGCTACCTACTATTGTTACCCTTATATCTCCATCCTGAGCATCTTCATGAACAAATCTTATGATATACTGATTTCCATCCTGGTTTTTCAATCCGCCTATTTTAACTGTTCTCTTTCCATTTGCTTCTGTTACTCTCGCAGTTGAGCATATCCTTGCAAGAGTCTTTCCGCACCAGGTTAATACTCCTGATTTCAGAGTTACTTCTTCTTCAGTAAGAACTGTCTTTTGTACAAGTCCCAAATCATCATCTACAGTTGTGAATTTAGGTTTATAATCAAGATTTGCTCCACCGCTGATAAGTCCTAGCAAGTTCTCTTCTGTTTCGATTGTTGCATTATCTGGGATTGTCCCTGAAAACAACAAAACATATAACTTCCCTGAACCTAAAACTATTTTTTCGCCATCTGTTGCCATTAATTTTACCTCCTAAAATTTCTCCAAAATATTAAACTCATAAATGGTTTGAAAGAATTTCTCCGTATCAATCCACTCACGAGCTTTCTTGTATTCTATGAACTTTTCATCAAGCAACTTTTCAATTGCTTCTTCTGAAATTCTGTTAATTTTTTCAGCATACATTTCAATTCTTATACTTCTGCTTGCAATGCAGTTTTTGTTATCTGCACCGCCTGCCTCTCTGTCTTCTGAAAAAACAATGTATGGAAGGGCAGGAGGCTTGATAAAACAATCTTCTGCGACCTTCATACCTGTTGTTTCCAGCCAGTTTTTAACGTCTGTTAGCATTTTCTATCGCCTCCAATGCCAATTCTTCCATTCTTTTTTTGGCCAACTCTTCCCCATACTTTATGTGCTCAAAAGCACGGGCCCGCCCTCCTTGTCTTAAAGCATGTCCATGCTCAAGCAGGTGGGTCAATCTATGATGACCGCCAGTTACATACCACGTAACACGTTTATTATACCTGTCTTCAAATGATGTTTTCAGCCTGAATGCTTTTAAATATTTTCCTGTAGGCTGTTTGAATGTGATTTTATTCTTTATTTCAGAGTTTGTTTCATCTGCCACTTTATCAACCGCAGACTTAACACCATCAGCTACATCCTGGGCATAGTTACTCATGTATTCATTGATTAAATCAGCTAAACTGTCAACATTTGTTCCGCTCATTTTTCCACCTCAAACATTTCCAGCTGCCTTAATGTCAAGGCAATGCATTGCGGATTGGTATCATATAATGGCTGGATCATTTCAATATCATACTTTCCTACATTTTTAATTTCCAAAGTGTCATGGTTGTCTATACCTTTGACCTGGGGTATCTTTATCACAGAATTAACCTGAACCTGAACTGCTTTTGCAGCATAATACCTTTTGAATCCAAGTATGCCATTGCTTAATCCTAATCCGGTAAATTTATATGTTTTGTTGCCTTCTTCATCCTCAGAGTATATATCGCATACCCCGTCAGAAAAGCTGATAAACTCAATATCAGTTTTAATTTTCATCAAACATCACTCTCCATTGCAGCCACCATTGAATTCAGATGCAAAGTCAGCAATTCTGCATTGAAGTTTTTCTCAAACATCTCAAGAGCATGACTGTTTGCATATCTGCAGTAATCTAGTAATAACATTTTAGGTAAATCATCAACTGAAAAATCAAGGGTAGCCCCTGCAATATCCTGCAAGCGGGCTATCCCTCTGTTAATGAAACCCATAATGTTTTTATCTGTCTCAGGATCATCCCAGGTGATATGCAAGTAACTCTTTACTTCAGATAATAATTGTTCTTGCATCTACCATCACCTCATTATGCCTTTGATGTAACTGTTGTTTCACCCATTGCCTGGCATTCATTTGCTGCATTAACTTCAACAATTACAATCTTGTTACCTGTTGTTGCTGTGATGTCAGCAGTACCATTCCAAGCTGTCCATCCGCTTGTAAGAATTTGTCCGAATACTGGCAATGTAATTGATGCCCCAGTTTTGTATTTGTATGTATTGCCTTCAGTGATAGATTGAGCAATAGTTATCTTAGTATCTCCTGATGCAGTTCCTGCAGCTGATGATACACTAAGAGCTTTCAATGCCTGTACATAATTAGCAATCTCAACCTTTAATTGAGCAGGTGTTAACTTAGATATATCTAATAATAAAAATGCATTATCATCTAATGCTCTTCCATTACCATAAAGCTTAGTCTTGTATACTCTCTCATCATCCAGGAATTTAAAATCATCAGAATATTCAATTTTTCCTCCTGATGTTCCTGCTCCAATACCCATAAAGTATTTACTTGGGATACCAATTATAGCATAGCCTTCATCTACAGCAGGAGATTGTATTTCTTTTGTTGGAAAAGGATATACACTCTTTGTAAAAGTTCCATCTGTTGCCCTAATTGTTGTCGCAGGCATTACCTTTGTAAAGTAATCTTTTGGATTAACAACAAGAATAACTTCAGAAATTGGTCTTGTTTTTCCGTTTGGTGCTTGCGATAATTTCCCAAGTAATGCTCCATAATTATCCGCTTCAAGATTAGCTATCGGAATAGCTGTTTTTTTAGGGTATACACCTGCTGTTACAGTTACATTATCAGATACATCCCTATCCATTCCAATAGGTTCATCTTTCCCTGTTCCAGTAACAATTGCAGTTTCTAATGCTAATGCTACAGCTTCAGATAATACTGCTCTTACATAAGCATCAATCCATGCTGGACCAGCATCTAACATATCCTTAGATATAGGCATAAATGCTGTTAATTTGCAAAGTGTTAAATCAATCTTGCCAATAGCTCCTGAAAGTTCTTTAGTAATTGCAGAATTTAGTGCTCCCCATGAAGCCAGCTGAGCACCTTGCTTATTAATTATAATTTTTGTCAATATAGTAGTATTGGTAAAGCTGATTGCATCAAGTAATGGATGTGCTGTTTTTATATCTGCAATGACATTGTCTACAGTAGTTTCAGGGAAAGAAATATTCAGATCTGTAAATGCCTGCCTTGGATTTCCTGACTTCATGGCTCCAATAATACTTTGATAAAATTTAGTTTCCTCTGAAGTAAGCTGATGAACATTTCTTCTCGCAAGTATATTGGAATCCGCACTCTGTTGATATGCATTGAATTCATCCATTACACTTTGCTGTACTGATTCAGCAAAGCCTGTAAAGGCTTGAGCTATAGCATCCTCATCATCACTTTTAAATGCCTGGATTAGATTTTCTTTTAATTCCTGTTGTATTAGATCTTTACTCTTCATTATTCTACCTCCAATTTCTTTTTGAATGCTGCCATTAATTTTTCAGCATTGGTTTTTTGTTGTTTTAAATTATCAGGCACTTTTATTTCAGGTTGAAGCTGCGTGATCTGAGCTTTAACTGCCTGTTGAAATCTTTGTTTCGCTTCGGTTATCTTTTTGTCTTCCAGACCTGCTATTTCATCAGCAAGTCCATATTGTAAACATTGTTCTGCTGATAACCATGTCTGATTATCAAGTAACTCAGTCAATTTTTCCTGTGATAATTTATCTCCGGCCTTGTCAAGATAGCTTGAACAGCTTGCCTGGTCTATAACTTCGACATCGTTTGCCGCCTTTCTTAACTCTTCAGCATTTCCGAAAGCCGCCATTGATGCATGATGTATCATCATGAGGGTGTTGGTTCCCATAACAACTTTATCAGCAGCCATTGGAATTACACTTGCTATTGAGCAAGCAAACCCATCAATATATGCTGTTATATATGCCGGATGTCTTTTTAATTGATTGTAAATTGCAAGGCCTTCTTTTACGCTGCCGCCATATGAATTTATGAAAAGATTAATATTCTTAACATCTCCTGCAGCTTCAAGCTGACTTTTAATATAATTTGCTGAAGTTTGGCTTTCTGTAACTTCACCATTCCACCAGTTCATGCTATCCCCCTCTATGTTGTCATATAGATATATTTCCATGGTATCGGGTTCTGCCGCTTGTTTAATTACCCAAATTGGTTCCACCTGTATCACCTCCTTCCAGGTTATTAATGTCTGCGTAATTCTTCGTCATAAAATGCTTCACACTCCAATCCACATCAAGTGTCGTATCTCCTAATTTTGTTCTTAATTCATCAATGCTGTATGTTCCTGAAGCGATAAGCTTATCAACTTTTTCAGATACTGCAAAAACATCTATATGCTTGATACATGTAGTATCAATTCTTAGATAACTTCCTGTTAATACTGCTTTTCCATACCTCTTACGGTTTATCTCTTCTTGAATTAAGCAACATAAAGGATCTATACCAAATGTCAATAAATTATCAGTGGCTTTTTCAACATCAGCAATATCTCCCCTCAATACTGCAGGAGGTATTTTTAATGCCTGGGCCACTCTCTCAAATGCTTCCTTTGTAATTGACGAAATATCAACAATTTCACTGGTAGATTTTTTGTTTCCTTCCCCATTTTTCTCATCATAATCAACTCCATTTTGAAGAAGCAGCACTGCATTTTCAGATTCAAAGTATGATTTAAATTTGTTTTTAAATAAATCATCCATTTTTTCCTGAAAATCTTTATCCCCTTTAGCAGACTGATTAATTTTTACAACTCCTTTTCTTCCTCCAGATCTCTTGTACTTTCCAATAGACATATTCAAAAGGTTGTTATAACCTTTCATCAGGTTGGAAAGCAGCCTTTTTATTTCATTGTTGCTATATTTAAAATAAAGAACCTCACTCATTTTGAATGGTCTACTGAACTGCATGGTTCCTCTGGATATATTCACGAATGTATTTTCAACTACTGCATATTCATTCTGATAAAAATCATCTGCAATTATCAGCTGTCCATTAACCTCTATTACCAGGGCTTCATTGTAATAAATAAGTTTTGACACAAGCTCCTGAAGGAACTGGCTTGAATTTTGGTTTTTGTTTGGCTCAATATTCCAAAGATAATATTCATCACCTTTGACATTTTTGTTTTTCAAATGCGTTTTGAACTCACACTTGCTGACTGCTCCTGCTATTAGATTAATAGCTGTACATATAGCAAAATCTTCTATCGCAAGCTGCACCTCAGTAGATGCTATTGCCTGCTGATTAACATACGCCTCTGACTGATCCACTCCAAAGAAGTCTTTTATCCAGTCTAAAAATTTCATTTCAATTCCTCACCCCCTTTCAGGGCAAAAATAAAAAGCCCTAGAAATAAGGCCTTGTTAATTCATTCAATTTACTTTTCTTCTCCAGTATTCTGTCCAATCTTTCTTCAACTTCTTTCAAATCACTTTTTATATTTTCTATTCCTTCAAGCTTTATAGAAACTATAATTTCATTATTTTTATTTATATCGGCATTAGTAGCTTCACCCAAAGGAATTATTCCCCCATTGCATTTAGGACATCTTACTCCATCTCTTCTTGATGTAATATAATGTCCACATTTCATACATTGAAAAGCAATCAGCTTATTCATACATCATTCCTCCTAATATGTATATACTCCAAAATCAAAGTCTATTGTTTCCCCACTGTCTTCAAGTTCAAGTCCTCCTGCACAGAATGCCGCTATCATTGCCATAAATCCATCTGTCTTTCTGCTCTTGGGTTCAATCTTTCCATAGCTTGCATTGTCATGAGCTTCTGACTTCAAGCAGGTATTGTTTGTGAACCATCTCATGAGCGGGTTGTCTCCCCATACAATATTTTTATTAACAAACAGACTTGTGATTGTTGGGGATATCAGCATCTGATTTGATGGTCTTGTTAATTTAATATTGTTAGCTCCATTTTTGTCAGTATCAAAACCAACCTCTCTTAATGCTTTGGCCAATAATGTATATCTGTAATTATCCATTCCAAGCTTTGTGATATTATATTTCTGTGCCTGAAGCGCAAGCCATTCTGCCGGAATATCTGGTGCTATTTCAACATCATCAATGAAAGTTAGTAAGCCTTGTTTTTCCCACTCTTCCAAAGGTGCCTTTATTCTCTTCAAGTCATTGCACTTTCTGCACACCCATGTATGAGATATCCAGTAATACTTACCTTTGTATTTGAATAATAATCCGGCTGTAACAAAGTCTGTAGTTTTTGCATAGTCAATTCCTACAGTGCATGTGCACCCTTCCAAATCAGGTATTTCCTGATTGGTTGCAAGAATGTTTTCCCACGAAGTCACTTCCAAATCTTTATTACCTAAAGGGATATTCATTCTCTTAGTCAGAAACTCTGTATACAGCTGCGGCTGATATCTCATGTCCTCATATTCCTGCTCCATTTGCAGCTGAAGGTTCCTAAAATATCTAAGTGATGGATTTGCTTTTTCCCACAGTTTTTTGTTATGGACTTCTTCTTCCGAATCCAGGTGATATAATATAGGGATTAGCTTCATGACTTTATTCTGACCATTTAAAATATCCTTTGAAGTTTCTAAATAATCATCCAAAACCCCGGCACGGACATACCCATTTGTGGTAATCATAAAAACTCTGGAATGTTTCTTTTTTCCCAAAGCTGACCTGAATACCTTGATTTGAGAATAGTCTTCATATTCGTGTATTTCATCAAATATTACACAAGCTGGTCTCAAACCATCCTTAGTCCTGGCATTAGAAGTATTGTATTTCAAATATGACCTGGTTTTTCTATATACTATTTTTTCTTTTGTGTAATAAAAAGCTTTCTGCAGCTTCTTGTTGTCATCAATTACGTTATATACATCTTCAAATGAAGTTTTCGACTGGGATTCAGAGTTTGCCACAATATCGACATTGTATTCTCTTATTCCGTGAAAGCTTGTTGTTAAATACCAGCTTACCGCACTGATAAAACCATTCTTGCCTCCACCACGTCCCATTTCAATCAAGAACGTATCCCAGACTACGGTACCATCATCATAGTAACAATGAATCAATCCAATAATGAATTTCTCCCAGGGAAGAAGCTCGAAAGGAAAATACTCATGTATTTTTTCAATGGCCTTATCTATCTTGTCGCTGTCGATCCACACATTAGTCTGATCAAGTTTTTCTTTTACAAGCTTGACCATCTTCTTAATATCTTCGTTGGTTTCTACAGCTCCGCTTTCAACCAATCCAATGTAATAATCAATGTGCTTATTATATATCGTCATATTCATCAGCCTTTGGTGAAGGTTTCAATCCAAGCTCACTTAATATCTTCAGCATCTGGGCACTGGTTTTATTCAATTCCGGAATGCTGTCATTTTTCTTCATGCCTTGCTGCTTTCCATTAACCCACATTACAGATACGCCTCTGACTTTAATATCATCAATCAATCTGTTTTTGATATCCCATAAAGCCATGTAGTCATCAACCAAATCAACATAATGCTTACCATACGTTCCATTGCCCTCTAACTGCTTTATCAGATCATATCTGATTTCATTGGATAATGTATTTTCCAGTTCCTGCACCCTTGCATCCTCTGCACCCTTTTTTTGTGTGCAACTGCGGGTCCATTTGTATCTTTTCTGCCATGATTTAACCGTGTTAAAAGAAACTCCATATTTTTCAGCAATATCCTTGTACTTCATTCCAGAAATGTAGTCTTTATAAGCTTTTTCACTTATTGCTAATTGTTCTCTCTCATTCAATTTCACCACCTCTTTTCAATACTTTTTCATGTCATGCACCCTCGTTTTTTCTGTGGGTGCACCCCCTCATGCAACTTCCTTGGCTACCTGTTCTGTCTGACCTTCTACCCGTTCTTCCTATGCCTGGAGTTTTTTGATTTTTTTAACCCGGGGGGACTACCATCTTTCTATGTTTAATTGAGGTTTAACAGCATGATATTTGTTCTTTTCAGGATGCACTTCGTTATGGCATTCCTTACAAAGTGACATAAGATTGCTCTTAGTCAAGGCAAGGTCAGGCCGCTTCTTTACATGCTCCACGTGATGTACAGTTACTGCTTCACTATACATCCCTCGCTCCTTACACATCTGGCATTCATGACGCTGCTCTTCTAATATTTCCGCCCTAATATTCTGCCATGAACCTGAGTTGTAGAATGCTTTTATGTTGTCATTCTCAATCAAGTTCTGTATCCAATTGACTAAATTATCATCACCCATTCTACACCCCATTCTGTTTCCCCTTTGAGTTATTCATAATACATAAAGTGTATAACTCACCGAATAACCTTCAAGCCTTTATATTTTCAACTCTCATTAAGGTTCATAAAATAACAGTTATACATACCCGCAATATGAATAATTGATATAATAAAATAAAAAATACATCAAATAGTAAACTCTCTTAGAGCTTTATTTAATGTGTCTTGTTTAATACCTATATATCTTAATGTTATGTCTGGACTGCTATGATTGAATAGTTCCTGCAGCACTGCTATATTCTTAGTCTGATTATAATAATGATACCCAAATGTCTTTCTCAGTGAATGAGTACCAATATTACTAATACCAAAATCAGCCGCTATTTCTCTCAATCTTTTATAAGCCATATCTCTGGATATTGGTTTGTTAGGTGACTCTCTTGATTTAATCAGGTAGTCACCATCGTCTTTCCCCAGGCAGTACCAAGTATACTCTCTTTTCAACAAAGGACTAAGCTCCACAATCTTTTGCTTTGTGGTTTTAGTCTCTCTAAGATTGATCTGCTTCTTATCCTTAACATCTCTTACTTTAAGTTTTAAGATGTCTGATATCCTTAATCCTGTGTAAACACCTGTTATAAACATGATATAATCCCTGGGACTCTCTTTCTTCAGATATTCCTGGATGTCTCTTACTTTCTGAGGATCTCTTATAGGCTCAACATAATTCATTCTATTTCACCTGCCTCATAGCTCCATGAACTCTTTTATAGCATGAATGGCCCATAAGTTCTTCAATGTCTCTTTCTGATAATTTCTCATGAGAGGTCCTGCCTCTCTTCTTAAACTTCTTGTTCAACTCTTTTTTAGTTTTTTCATCCAAGCAATCAGCAATTTTCAACCTCTCACTTCCTTTTTTTCAAAAATAAAAAACACCTACTGCAAGCAAGTGTTTTGTCTATGTAATCTTATCCAATTTTCCTACAATATCATTTTACACCTTTAAAAATAATAATTGGTATAAATAACGGGTAAATTTCAGGTAAATTTTGAGTAAATTTCATGCCATATTACAGTTTAGTCAATCTTGTAACCATATTCAGTATAAAAAGGAGTTAATATTTCTTTTAATAGCTTCAGAGATTTTTGTGAAATCTTCCTCAAAGCATCTTTTGTTAGCTGCTCTTTATAATTTATTGAATAACTAAGTTCTATCTCGTTCCATGACATTTTATCTATGTATTTACTTTCTATAATGAATAATTCCTTTGGTTTTAATACTTTTAATGATATCTCCAGCTGCTTAACTTCCAACCTTTTAAAAAAGATCTTACTTTCCTCTCTTCTTATCCAGTCTCTCAAAATTTCCTCATTCAATTCTTTTTCATGTATATATCCACTGACAGGATCAATAGCTATACCAGAACCTTTTGGTGCTCCTGGCATACCAAACTCTCTTCCTTCCGGTATATAATCCCTGTACCAATCTTCAGGATGAGCAATTGCCCACTTATATTGCTCAATCCTTGCTTCAGTTGCTTCAATCATAACTTTCTTGGAATTATATTCTTTCAATATCTGCTCTATTTTCAATATTATCACTCCTATGTTATAATTTATTACATAGGAATACAATTTGTATTTAAAGAGAGCTGAGGTTCCAATCTTGCAGCTCTCTTTAATTTTTAATTGTGTCCGTCACGGACACTTTATCCTCATTTATTTGTAATGTGCATTAACTCCAATCAACTGTATCTCCATTTTCCGCACAATCTTTAAATATATTTTTCAAGTCCGAAAACATTGCACAATCTTTTCTTCCTGAATACCCATAACAAAAATCATCATCATAATCTTTAATCTTCTCATAAATCTGTTTTGCTTGGGGTTGGTCAATAGAACCTTCGCAATCAGATTGATAACAAAAGTTTGCTATTTCTACAGTTACTATATTTCTTTTAATTAGTTCTTCTGTTTTTGCATCATATCTTTTAAAATATTCTTTGCGTTTTTCCTCTCCAAATATCATAATTGATACTTCTAAATCTTTATAATGTTTTCCAAATTCTTCACTTGAAAGCTCTGCAACTCTTCTCCTAAATCGCTCAAACCCTCCATATCCCATATCAGCACTAAAATTTTTAGATTCTATTGTAATTCCCATTAAAATTCCTCCTTAACTTCGCCTTATTTTCAGAATGCGCTTATCTGACTAAGTCAAGCATTTTGCAGTAAGCTTCATAAGTCACTCTCACATCATCAATAGCTGTGTGCCTGGATTCTGCTTTGAGCCCTAGTTCAGATATCAGGTCATCCAACTTTAGCCCTGGGGTATTTAAAACATCTGCGTCATTCAAAAAGGCAGTTATGCTCATCAAGTCTATATATCTATGGCTTACAATCTTTCTATAGTCCCATATAGCATTTCTGTTTTTCAGTCCTGCAAAGAATGCCTCAAGAAAATTCTTATCGAATACAGTGTTTTGACCTACCAGAACTCCCTTGGATTCTTTGCTGCAATATTTAGAGATGAATTCAAGGATCTCTAACGCAACCGCTTCTTTATCCGTGGATGCAGCATCGTGTTCCTGCAAATTAATTTTATTCACAGCCATTGCTCCTGCTGTTACGTTATAAGTGCCATGCTTGATGCTCCATTCCCTTAGTTCTAATAAATTTCCTTCTTTCACAACTCCTATTGCAACTGTAAGCAGTGAATGTGTTGAAGGATCAAGTCCACCGGTTTCAGTATCTATAAATAATAATGTGTCTTTTAACATTTCGTATTCCCCTTTCATATTTTAGAACCTTTCTTTATTCTTAGTTCACCGCTAAATATCCATCAACGACCCTTATATCATTCTCTTTAAAATAATTTTTAAGCGCTGATATATCAGCAGCATCTCCAGCACCTAAATAAATTGGTGTTGGCTTGAACAATTCTCCGGAATGGATATTAACAAAATACATGTGACTATCAAAGAAAAATGGTTTATATGGAACATTTTTCACATAGACAATATCCGTTCTAACTGCACAACTACACACCATTTAAATTCCCCCTAACCTCATTATTGTTAACATAAAAAATCATCAGTTTCTCTTTTCCATACAAAGCCAGCTGCAGTTTTTAGTTGTCCCCTGATTGCCATGCAAATAGTTTCCTTATGAATAAAATTTGACTTGGCTGCATCTGAAATACTTCTGTAAAAGTCAAGCATCTCTCCGGTATCCTTATCATATTTGATTACAGGTATGCTTTTTCGAGTTGTTCCCCCTGTCTTTTTGCCAAGTTCGCTCTTTGTTATCCATTCCAGATTACCGGCGTAATTGTCCTTTTTAATAGTGTTCTTGTGATGCAATACCATGTCTGGACTTTCAGGTTTATCTAAGAAGACACAAGCAACTATATGATGAACAAAATATTCTGCATACTTTGCCATGAAATCAACCTTTACAGCAAGCCACATGTTTTTTCTTAGGTATGTTTTAATATTTTTCAATTTTCCATTTTTAAGTTTTCTTCTGAAGTTCCCATAATTGCTGACTTGATATTTTTGTGATCCAGGAACATCAACCCAATATTCTGGTACCTTTTTCATTATCTCCGCCCCAATCTTCTTAATCTCTGATACAATTTATTTCTGTTGCTGACTCTCTTGTTATATTTTCTTTTCGCATCCGCTCTTTTATTTACCCTTGTCCAAAAATCTAGCATATCAGAACTCCTTCCCGTGCTTATATGGCCTGCTTTCGTTTATTTTCATTTTCTTGATAACTTCCTGCTCTAAATCTATGTTTAATCCACCGCACAGATCTGCAACTCTTATAACTATATCTGCCAGTTCCTCCGCAAAATTTGCACTGTCTTTTTTTCTTAAAGCCTCATGTGCTTCTGATACTTCACCGGATATAAGCATTAACCTGTTTCCTATGGCATTGTTCTGCATATTTTTTCTGATTCTTTCTGTTGCAACACCAGTGCTTATTGCCTGGTGCCAATCTTCCCAAAACCCTTTATTCTTCGCATTTCTGTGAGCTGATTCAATCAATTCATTGATTCCCATGACCATTCTCCTTTGTTCTTAAACTTTTTAATTCTTCAGTCTTTTTTTCAATTTCCATATGTATCTTTACTCTATCGTTGGCACTATACATACTTCTTTTAAGGTTCTCTATCTCATTCTCCAAAGCTTCAATTTTTGTCATTATATCTCAACTCCTTTTGTTTTATGTATTCCCCATATATAGCCTTTTCTTTCTTGTATCCTTCCCAATCGTCCAAGATGCAGCAGCAGGATGAAAGTTTCATCACCTTCACGGTTTAATGCTGCTGAAATATTTAATAAGTGTTCTCCTTTATTCCAGAGTTTCACTGCTTTGTCCATTTCTGAAAGTCTCCATGATAAATTCAAATCACTTAGAATAAAAATATCTTCATCTTCCAAATCAGAATACTGAATTTCTTGTTCTTCACAGTTTGAACAGTCGCAATCACATACAACCTCAATACCTTTGACTATGTCCTTTACCTCGCTGCACAGGCATTTGAATACTCCACATCTCTTTTCCATAACATTCTCCTTTGCTTTATGGCTATTAAGTTGTCCAGTTCCTGGCTCTTCTTTATTGTCCTGGAATCACCTAAACCATATAAATCTATACATTTATGCATCACTGCACGCTTTAAAATAATCAAATTATCCAACCTGCTCATATTCTTCCCCCTTTAAAGGTGCCCTTGACGGACACCTGTTAATAATTTAAAAAGGCATATCGCTATCATCAACCGGAATCATGTCTTCTTCAAACGCCATTCCTGCAGCTGCTGTATTTGATGTTGACTGTTTATTGTTTCCACCCACGAAATGAACTTCGCTGGCAACGACTTCTGTAACATATCTCTTTGTCCCATCTTTAGCATCGTAAGACCTTGTTTTCAGCCTGCCTCCTATAGCCATTTGTCTTCCCTTTGACATATAATTTGCCGTATTTTCTGCCTGCTTTCCCCATATGATAACTTGGATGAAATCAGCTTCGTTTTTCCCTGTTGAAGCATTATATTTATCTACTGCCAATGTCACCTGGGTAACAGCTGTCCCATTCCCTGGCGTGAATCTCAACTCAGGGTCCTTGGTTAATCTGCCTATCAATATCACTTTGTTCAACTTCTTTCTCCTCCCTGTCTATATTTTTAATTGCTTCAATAGCTTCTTTTGCACTGAATCCTTGAAAATATAATTTATTTACACACATTAATTTTTTCTCTAATAGCTCCTTATTCATGTGCATCCTAGTCACCCGTTTCCCTGAAAAAGACTTTAAGCAACTTCCCGCATACACGTTTTGTATTGACTATCTCAACAGGTCTCTGAGCATTTTTCAGGAATCTTTCTTTAGCAACTTCATCAGTTTCCCATTGCTCCGTTTTTAAATACTCAACTTCATGAATCTGATTACTCATGCGGATCACCATCATCCCACCCAAGGAGCTTTCTCTCCAATGCGTCATAATCGTAATTTCGTGCTGCAAAATTGTCATTCCTGAGTTTCTTGCCAGAATTAAAATCCAGCTTATGCTGCTGCTTTGATGAATCTACAGGCTTAATATTCAGGTATCCTTCGAACTTGGTACCGAATAAAGTCTCAGGTCTTAGATATTTCTGCATCTTTGCATCCTGCAGCCATTCCCTGCACATATTATCAATAACCTTGAAGAAGTCATCTTCCTTGTAGCCTTCTTTTATCCTGGCACTTATAAGACTCCTGGTCTTTTTATTATTTGCCTTGAAGTTTGATCCTGCTTTTTCATTCAGTCTCTCGACTACTCGGCTATATATATTTATATCTAATAGATTAATATTATTAGATGAATATAATAGATTAATATTTTGTTCCGGTTTTTCATCCGAGAAGGTCGGATTTTCATCCGGACCATTCGGATTTATTTCCGAGGTGGACGGATTTATTTCCGAACCCTTCGGATTTTTATCCGAAACTGTTTTTTTCACTTCTTGAGCTATCGGATTTAAATCCGAGATTAAAGTTATATAGTTATCTCCAGTTTTATAAAAGCTGTAAACTCCGCCCTGGCGTATGGTTACTGACTTCAATATTTTCTTTTCACATAACTTTTTAAGCCTTCTGTATACTGAATCTTCTTTCAGGTTTAATATTGGCATTGCTTCCATTACACCTTTATAACTGACCCAGTAATACTGCTCTTCATCGATTGTTCTAATTTTCATTTTTCCGCTGTCTTTAAAATCAATGAAATATCTAAGTAGCAAGGAATCTTTTTCATCAAGTTCGTATTGGATAAGCTTTTCCTGTGAAAAGCCATTAATCGTATATTTCATCACTTCACCTCTTATTGATAAATTAGCTTATTCCAAAGCGATCACATATTAATTTAATTTGTTCATCTATTTTTCTAGCCTTATCATCATCTAGTTCATTGCTCCATGCTTTTTGAAGTATACTGATAGCAAGACTAATATCAACTTTATATACAGCTGAATTAATAGCTTTATTAGATAAAGGTATCGGTTCATAGCTTTCATATGTTTCTTTGAGCAGATCTTTATCAATCTTCCTCTCAACTGGCTGCTTAATTCCTTCAATTAGGAGATTTATTTCTTCTTTCGATTCCTTTGGGTCCAGGTCTTTTATCTGTTTTGCAATCTCTTTCTGCTCCGCAGGTTTAAGATTTGCAACTATCTCAGCCTGCGATACTGTGAGCTTGTCTTTGTCCAGATCTTCTTTTAACTCTTCATCAAGTTTTTTATCAATCTTCATGTAACGCCCTACCTGGGTGCCGGAAAGCCCTAAGTCTTTCCCTATGGCATCCCTCACCTTGCCTGGTATTTCTTCTCCTTCACTTTTCTTTTGTTTATATAGAGCTTCAAGTCTTTTAATGCTTTCCATTTTTTCTTTTGTAGTAAGTTCCCTTGTCTTAGCATTAGCTTGTATCAAAAGTATCTCTGCATCAACATCATCAATCTCTTTGATAATCTTGCAAGGAGCTTTTAAGACTCCAATCTTTTTAAGTGCGTGATACCTTCTTTCACCTGAAAGAATTTCATACTTTCCATCCTCTTTTTCTCTTACAACCAGATTGTGAAGTAACCCCTGTTCTTTAATTGATTCGGACAATTCTTCTATCTCCCTGATGCCATAAAAGTTATTACTTGATGGTTCAAGCAGCTCCAGACTTATTTCCTGAAGGGAGAAGTTATCTTTTGCTTCAAAGTTATTAACTTTTTCAGAAAACCCCTTTAAAAACATCTAAAATCTCCTCCGTTAATTTAGTGTAGTCTTTTGCGCTGTTTGATTTTGGCTCATGGTATATGACTGGTTTTTCATAAAAAGTGCTTTTTGTAACTGCAACATTTTCCCTTATGGTCTGCCTGAAAAACTTATTACCAAGTATTTCTGACAACTCCTTTTTTATCTGCTTGTTTATGGTTGTGGACTTATCCATTGTAATGAAAGCCCCCATCAAATTAAGTGCCGGGTTAAATTCCTCCCTGGTCTCTTCAATGGCTGCCATCAGGTACTCAAATCCATCCAAGGCAAACTTGTCTATCTTGATTGGAACCAGCACATCTGTTGATGCAACCAATGCATTTGTTGTCAGTATATTCAATGACGGCGGGCAGTCTATCAAAATAAAATCAAATTCATAGTACTGGCTGCTGATCCACTTCTTCAATCTTGTTTCTCTTGCTTTTCTTGTATCAAGCATTATTTCATTCTCAGACATAATAAGCTTTATGTTACCTGGAACTATAAACAACCCGTCATATTTTGTATTTCTGACATATATACCTGTGTCACCCTTCAAAAGTTCATAGGTTGATATCCCATTCTCTTCATAGCTTGATAGGTATTTTGTAGCATTTGACTGAGGATCTAAATCTATAACCAATACACAGTATCCTTTTACAGCCAATGCAGCACCAATATTGGTTGCTGAAATAGTCTTTCCAACTCCACCTTTAATGTTTAGAAAACTTATTATCTTAGTATCCATACCCAATACCCCCTAAAAGTTCTTTCCAACGAAAGCAACTCTCTTGTTGCCATCCCTGTCAGTCCATACAACTCTTTCTAGCTTAATTTTTCTCATAATATTAGCTCCTTTACTTCATATATTTTTATATGTTATAATAGAGCTACGATGTTGGCGCATCGTAGCAAATAAATGTTGGTTTAATAAACTCTTGAAAAAGGGTTTATTTTTTTATTCATTTTTATCTTTTTCTTTGATTAACATATAATCATAGTCAGATGTCTTTTTTACTGCATAGTATCTTTGTCTTTCAATTTTAAACGTGTATGCTTCTCTTACAACAAGTGTTGCTATTTCCAGGTGTCCTGCATATGCTGTGATAAATAAAGACTCTCTATAGTCCTTTTCGGTAAAGCATACTTTTTCAAAAGTTAATGATGAAATAACCCCATCATTAAACAGTAAATCATCAATTCTAAAACTGGACCTTTTAGGTATTTCAAAAGCCCTTTTCTCACAATTCTCCATATTCTCCAAATCAAAAATATAAATTTCATTTTCAGAATTCATAAATTCCTCCTATTCCTGTGCATAAGCAACAACTGAAATCAGTTTGCCTGCAACATTATTAATTTTATTTATGCTGCTGTGGAACTCCAGTTTTTCATCATCTGAAATAACACCATCAGACATTATCTTTTTGATTGATCTTACTGCCGGGTCTAATTCATCCTGTGCCAGTATAGTCTGGAAAGCCATATCAACATTTGTCTGCGGGGTAAATATATTGGGTAGATATTTTCCCAGGACGCTTGTGTTCTTAATATGCCACCAGGCTAATACAGGTGATGAATATATGTGGGTCATCCGCTCCACTATTTCATCCGGCACCTTAGTTTTGCCATTTTCATAGTCAGACAAAGACCTGTCACTGATTTCTAATAGCTCTGCTGCTTTCATTTGGGTTAAACCAGAATTCTCTCTGCATACTTTGTAGTAATTTAAACATGTTTCCTTCATTCCATTTCCTCCCTTTATTGTTTAAAATTAAATTATGGTAGTCACACCTATGTTATATATATCTAATTTTGCAGAGCGCCCACTTGCTCTGCCTTTTTCTTAGCTGTGGACTTCAATTAACGTATTGCTTATTTTGCCTATAATATTTCTGAGCTTTATATTCTCTTTTTCAAGCTCCTGTACTCTTTCTTCCAAAGCAGCTTCATTTTTTGTCTTAAAATTGTTTTCAACAACATCCATATACTCCATAAGTCTGCTTTCATGAATTCTCCAGTGATAACCTACCTTAAAGGCCTTAATTTTATTTCTTTGGATTTCCCTTTTTACAGTCTCAGGATCAACTGATAAAACTGCAGCTGCTTCCTGGATTGAATATGCCTTCATATTCGCCCCTCCTTTCCAGAACAAATTGTTCTTAACTTATTCAAAAAAATTTCAATTCATCTATTGTACATCCTAAAACAGATGCAATCTTATTGGCTAATGCAAATCCTGGTGTTCTTTTACCCCTCTCAAGCATTGAAATATAGTCAGATGATACATTAACTTCCTTTGCTAATTCATCTTGAGTCATCTCTTTCAGTACCCTGAAGTGTTTAAGCTTATTCTTTGACAATTCCTTTCCCACCTCCCGAACAATTTGTTCTAATATCAGTTTACAGAACATTTTGTTCCCTGTCAATGTTTTTATAGAATTTTTTATTCGTTTATTCTGACAAAATCGAACAAATTGTTATAATTATATTAAGAAGGAGTGATTCACAGTGCAGTTTGGAGAAAAATTAAGAGAATTACGGGAAGAAAAAGATTTAACCCAAAAACAGGTAGCTGACTTTATTGGAGTTTCAGAACGAGTATATGGCTATTATGAGAACAATAGATTTCCTAAAGATGAAATTATATTAAAAAAATTGGCATCTTTTTTTAATGTATCTCTAGATTGGTTAGTTGGAGACTCTACCGTAAAAGAGCCAGCGGAAAAAATTATTGAAAAAACTAAAGATACTGAATACACTGTTGCTCTTCATAGAAGAGATGGTTATGATGAAAACCTGCCTGAAGAAGCTAGAAAAGAAATCGATAATTTTATCGAATATATAAAGCAGAAATATAGCAAGAAATAGTATTGTGTCCGTCACGGACACATTTATTTTAAATTTTTACTGTATAATTTTATAAATTAAAATATAATTTTACATTATTTAAAGGGGGAATTTTAATGGGATTCAGATTCAGAAAATCCAAAAGCTTTGGGCCTTTCAAGGTAAACTTATCAAAAAGTGGTATTGGTTGGTCTGTTGGCGGTAAAGGATTCAGATTCACCAAGCGAGCTGATGGAAAAACACAGAACACTTACAGTATTCCTGGAACCGGAATAAGTTATGTTGATGTAAAAGGCAAAAGCAATAATACTCCCGGACATACCAATTTACATAATGATAATTTGGACAACTCTTTCAATGGATCATCAGGCGGAGGCAAAAAAAGACCACCAAAATGGTTGTTAATCGTTCTTGGAATATTGGCATATTTAATACTTTTTGCAAATTTCAGCAAACTTATTGGTACAGTTACATTGTTAGGCGGAGCTTTTATGGGCTATCGTTTATTTAATAAAAACTCAGCTTTCAGGACTAGGAATCTGCCTGTAAAAATACTGGTCGGGTTAGGTTTGTCTGTATTTATGTTTTTATTTGGTTTAGGAGGTTTATTAGCAAATCCATCTGCCAATGTAGATACGACTAAACAAATTTCCCAATCGAATACTCAGGTAGCCGCTGATGATGCCAAGAAAAAAGCTGACGAAGAAGCTGCACTTAAAGCTGACCAAGAAGCAAAATTAAAGGCTCAACAGGAAGCTGATGCAATGGCAGCACAAGAAGCAAAACAAAAAGCTGAACAGGAAGCAGCTGCTAAAGCTGCACAAGAACAAGCTGCGAAAGATGCTGCGGCAGCTGCAGCGGTTGCTTCAACTCAAACTTCAAGCAGCTCTTCAGCAAGTACATCAGCTCAGCAAACTTCACCTACTGCTGGAGTTAAAGTTTGGTTATCTGCAACAGGCACAAAATATCATAGGATAAATAATTGCGGAAAGATGGATCCAAGTAAAGCAAGGCTGGTTAATTTGGATGATATCAGAGGACAATACGAACCGTGTTCTAAATGTAATCCACCACAATAAAAAAAGGTGTCCATAGCGGACATTTTAATGTTAATATAACCATATTTTAATTTAGGGGGTATTATTAGATGGCAGAATCTTTTTTGTACGAGCCTTTTAGCAACATCAACCTTAATGATGAATTCTTTACATCATTAAAAAATGATTATCAGGAATTTGTTGGCTGGTTTAATAGAAAAGTTACATCAGGGGAAAAAGCATATATTCAAAAAGTAGATGATAGATTAGAAGGGTTCTTATATCTCAAAAAAGAAATTGGTCCAATAAATGATATTGAGCCTGTATTGAATGTAGAGTCTGCTATTAAAATTGGAACTTTAAAGATAAACCCGCATGGAACAAGGTTAGGAGAACGATTTATTAAAAAAAGTCTTGACTATGCTATTAACGCAGGTGTCAAAAATATTTATGTTACTGTTTTCAGCTCACATCCCGAGTTAATTAGATTGCTGGAGAAGTATGGGTTTTATAGACATGGACAAAAAACAACCGCAAACGGAACTGAAATTGTTCTAGTAAAAGATTTAAGTTCAATTTCAAACGATCTTTTGTTGGATTATCCATTGATTAACTTAAATAGTGAAAACATTTATGTATTAGGAATTTATCCTGAATATCATACTAAGCTGTTTCCAGACTCTATCTTAAATAATGAGTCTTTTGATATAGTTAAAGATATTTCTCACACTAACAGCATAGAGAAAATATATATTTGTAAAATGAGATCTGCTGCTTCTTTAAGGAGAAATGACTTATTGTTAATATACAGAACAAGTGATAGGAAGGGCCAAGCTATATACCGCTCAGTTGCTACTAGCCTATGTGTTGTGGAAGATGTTAAATCAACAAGAAGCTTTGATACAATTACCGAATTCAAAAATTATTGCAAAAATTATAGTGTTTTTCCAGATGATGAATTGCAAGAAATGTTTGACTCCGAAATTACTTATTATATAATAAAGATGACATACAACGTTGCATTAAAGAAAAGAATCATACGATTGGATTTAATTCAACAAGCAAAAATAAATAGTTCATATTGGGGATTTTTTAAATTACATCCTCAACAATTAAAAAAAGTAATTGAAATGGGTGAAGTAAATGAAGGCTATATTATCAATCAAGCCTGAATTCGTCGAAAAAATACTATCTGGAGAAAAAAAATATGAATTCAGGAAAAAAATATTTAAGCAAAATGTTGAATCAGTAATAATATATTCAACAAAACCAGTAGGTCACTTTGTTGCAGAGTTTAAGGTAAATAAAATAGTTTGTGATAATGTCGAAAAAGTATGGAGAAAGACCAATAAATCAGCAGGTATAACATATGATTATTTTAAAGAATATTTTAAAAACACTGATGTTGCTTATGCATTAGAAATTCATGACTTATTAATATACGAAAATCCGATTGATCCTTTAGCGATTAATCCAAATTTCAAGGCACCACAGTCTTTTTGTTATGTCAGTAAAGAGATGTAATATTAATTAACAGAATTTAGTGAACATATGTTCTATTAGTGATATACTAATTCTATATACAAAATATTGGAGGAACATATATGATTCATACCATGAAACTTAAAAGTAAATATTTTAACTTAACTAAAAATAATCATAAGACAATAGAAATCAGACTGAATGATGAAAAGCGAAAGTTGTTCAATATTGGTGATACCATAACATTTTTAAATTCCGATTCACTTGATGAACAAATATATGGTATTATTGATAAAATCGACTACTTTAGTTCTATCGAAGAACTGATAAATTTAAGCACAGCTCAGGATCTGGGTATACATAAAAAAAAAAAAAAAATATTTATTCACGAATTATCCAGTATATACTCGGACTATGATGTAAAAAAATATGGAGTACTAGGAATTAAATTTCATTTAATATAATTATACAGTTTTATACCATATTGATGGAGGACAAAATGAAAAAGAACATTATATTCGTTGGAGGCATCCATGGTGTTGGTAAAACAACCCTATGTAGCCAAATATCTAAAGAACATAAGATTGAACACTTTTCTTCAAGTGATCTTATAAAGAAATTGGTTGGTTCTTCTTTATCATCTGGCAAAAGAACATCAAACATTAATTCAAACCAAAATATCTTGATTGAATCAATTGAATCATTTTGTCCAAAAGATAACTACTTTTTATTGGATGGACATTTTTGTTTAATCGATAAAAACAACAACATAACGAGGATTCCAGAACAAACCTTCGCAGAATTAAATTTATATAGCATAATAGTATTGAAAAATTCTATTGAAACTATTTCAAAAAATTTACATAGCAGAGATTCTATGCATTACCCATTAGAATTTATCGAGCGCTTTCAAAATGAAGAACTATGTTATTCTAAGGAGATATCAAATTTACTAAAAATAGATTATAAAGTTATTGATATCTCCACTAACCATATGGATCTAAACGCCTATGTAAAAAAAACATATGAATAGGTGCCAAAAAAAGCCGAGAGAATCATCCTCGGCTTTATTTTTATTGTATCATTTACAGAACATATGTTCCTATATTATAATAATATCATACTTATGATGTAAGGTGGTGCTATTATATGAAAATTCTAGATAAATTGTACAAAATCATTGAAGAACAAGGTATAATTATAGAAGAAGTTAAATTCAGACATAACTATCACATGGAAGGAATCTATTTTAAAGCCCCTGGGCTTCCCCCCATCATTGGTATAGATAATTCTATTCTTAATGATTCTAAAAGGCTTGTATCCGTGCTTGCGGAAGAAATGGGCCATCATTTCACTTCTTACGGAGATTTAAGTGCCGAGTGCGTAACCTACTCCGAAAGTATCCAAATATCAAAACAAGAGAAAGCAGCAAGAAAATGGGCAACTAATTTTGTGATGCCATATGAAGAGCTTGTTAAAGCAATAAAATCCGGGTATAAAACCGTCTTTGAACTGTCAGACTATTTTGGTGTGACTCCAATTTTTGTTTTGGATAGGTTTTATTTCTTAAGCCTGGAATCGGGCAACATTGATATTGAAGGTGTGATTTATCCAGTAAATCAAAATTCATACTATGATAAGGAGCTGGATATAAATGAGAGGTAGAGTATTTAAAAAACATAATTCCTGGTATTATCTTGTAGATATAGGAGCAGATCCTGAGACTGGCAACAGAAAAAGAAAGGGTAAAGGGGGTTTTAAAACCAGAGCTGAAGCTGATGCAGAATTATCAAATTTTATTTCTAAAGTCAATTCAGGAGCATTGATTGATGAATCTAAAATGACTATAGAAAAATATTTGGATTATTGGATAGAGACTTATTGTGTCGGGAACGTAGCTCCATCAACTTTGAAGAGATATAAGGAGTTATGTGGCACAATTAAAAAACATCTTGGAAAATCAAAATTGGCTGTTTTAAAACCAACTCAAATACAGGCTTTTTATAAAAAGCTTTTAGACGAAGGTGCTTTATCTTCAACAACAATACTGAAGATACACAGGGTATTTCATACAGCTTATAAACACGCCTATGACTGGAGGCTTGTGGCAAATGTTCCGACTTCATCTGTAACTCCTCCCAGGGCAAATAAGACTGATTTTGAAGTATGGGATGCGGAAGAAGTAAATTTGTTTTTAGAAACAATTAAATCTCATAATATTTATATACCTGTCTTACTGGCACTTCAAACCGGTATGAGACTAGGTGAAATATTGGGATTGAAATGGGATAATGTAAATTTGCCTGCTAAAACTCTGACTGTCAGAGTAAGCATGAGTAAAATAAAAAAAGATTTGATAATCAAGCCCCCCAAGACAAGCAGTTCCATCAGGACCATAGCTCTTATGGATGTTACGGTTAATGAATTAAAGAAACTGAGGAAAAGACAGTTGGAACTTAAAATAAAAAATGGAATTGGCTATGCTTATGTATGCTGCTGGGAAGAAGATGGTCACAATATGTTTCCTGATTATGTCTCAAAGAATTTCCAGAAGTTAATCAAAGAATATCATTTCAAGAAGATAAGGTTTCATGATCTTAGGCATACACATGCAACTCTGCTGCTGCAGCAGGGAGTTCATCCGAAGATAGTAAGTGAACGCCTGGGCCATTCAACAATAAGCATGACCTTGGATACTTACTCTCATGTACTTCCAAATATGCAGCGTGAAGCAGTAAGGCAATTGGAGAATATTTTCACTTAAAATATTACGGCACCCTTTTGGCACCCGTCACATTTCCCCTTAAAAATAACAACCCTGCAAACACTGATGTTTACAGGGTTATTTTCATATCTGGTCTGAGTAGCGGGACTTGAACCCGCGGCCCCAAGACCCCCAGTCTTGTACGCTACCATCTGCGCTATACCCAGCCGTTGTACGAAAATTATTATATACTATAATTACCAATAAATCAATGGATTATACTACTTTTTCTTCTTATCCTGGTTTTTGCTCTGTTTTTTCTTGTTGTCATTTTTAGGGGCTGCTTTTTTATTTGTATTGTTTTTGCTTTTCCCTTTATCAGGCATTCTGAACCCTTACCTCCTTTAATACTAATATAGGGTTCCAACCTCAACTAGAAACTTATGCATGCCGCTTCTTCTTTCAATTCTCGAAGAATTCAACATGCATAAGTTAAGTTTCGGTAAAGTAACCCTATTGGCCGTAAAGTCCTGTTAACCAACCTTAAGGCCTATATCTCATTAAATACTGTTATAAGATTATGCAGATTAATCCGCCGTTACCCTCATTGATTATTTTCTGCAAGGTTTTCTGTATTTTAACCTGAACATCTTCAGGCATTCTATATAATTTGTTTTGAAGTCCCTCCTTCACCAATACTTCCAGGGACTTGCCGAACATATTGCTTTGCCATAATTTTGACGGGTCACTTTCAAATTGATTAAGAAGGGATTTCATAAGTTCTTCCGTTTCTTTTTCAGAACCCATTATAGGAGAAATTTCTGTTTCTATGTCAGCCTTTAT